TCACCAAGCGCTACTCAACTACCTAATCAACCAAGCCAATTCGGGGACAAAGAATTGGTTTGGCTTTGGACAACAACGCATCACGGGAATCAATCTCGTTCATTCTATTGCCGCTAACCATGCCGACAAAATGAGTCCTGATGAAATCGTTGATTATGTCATTAAGCTAAACAACAGCATCTATCACAAGCTAATCAAAGGTGATGGCAATGGCAACATCAGTTAATGTTGAATTCCAAGGGTTTAAAGAGTTTGAAAAATTAGCCACAAAAATAGCAGATGACTTTGGCTATAAAGACGCACAAAAAATAATGGTATCAGCGGCAAGAATGTCTTTGCGTTCTGCTTTAGTTGATGCCCAAAGCCGTGCGCCCGTAGATACCGGAGCATTGCAAGCGTCTTTGCAAATTGAAGCAAGAAAGCCAACAAGCAAAGACAAACGCTCAAAATACATCTCACAAACGGATGTAGCTATTGCAGCCATTACAACAGCACCGGGCAAAAAACTGGCTAAGACCAAATTTCAAAACCAACGCACTGGCACAAAACAAGTAGGAATAAAAAGTGATGCACGGGTAGCGGCTATGGAATTTGGCACGGCAAAGGTATCAGCCAAACCCTTTTTACGACCAGCACTAGAAAGCAACAGCAACGGTATTACTAACGATTTAGGCAAAACACTTGGTAATGCTCTCGAAAAATACAAGGCAAGACAAGCTACAAAGGCAAAGATATGAACAACTTTTCTAAAGCATTAGGCGATAAATTTGAACTTAACAAAGAATCGTTAAGAATTCGCAAATTTGAATTTAATGGACATACTTTTAAAGTAAAAGTGCCGCTTACCGTAGAAACGGACGCAATCTCTGAGCGCACCAAAAACCTAGATGAAGTTAAGCTAAATGAATATTACACAGAATTGTCAAAAGAATTTATTGATAACAAAGCAGACATTTTGGATAAAACCAAAGATGTAGAATTTTCTGAAATTGATGTGATTGTTAAAGGTAGGTCATTGCGTGAAACCGCCAAAAACAAATTATTGATGGAAACAAGAATTTTAGAAATGTTTAAGTTGTTAGTGCCTGAAGAAGAAGGCTTTGACATGAATACAATTACTTATTCAATGATCGAGGAGCTTTTCCCCTTTACGATTCAAATGCAACTTTTAGAGCTAATTAGCGATACAATTTCACCTAGTTATAAAGAAACCAAGGGAAAGTAATAAGGTCAGTCCGTAGGCAGGTAAAAGCATACTTGACCGCTCACGGTGCTGACCCATCAAAAATAGACGAAGAAGTCTTTACCGACATTTGCATTATGTACAACGATGGAGTGATTGGTAATTTAGGGATTTTAGAAGTATTGGGTACGCTAACCGCAGGACAGTTTAATAAAGTATTACCAAAGGGAAGCTCGCCATATAAATTGCAATCTATTATTCCCCAAGCGTATGAGTATCTATACCCGCCACAAACAGAACAAGACAAAAGGGAGCAAGCTAGTCAAAATCTTTTAGCTTTTGCGATGATGAGTCCAAACGCACCAAGCGAGTTATTTAAGGAAAAATAAAATGGCGATGATTGCACGACTTGGTGTAGTCCTTGGACTAGATAGCGCAGAGTTTACAAAAGGCATTGAGCGGGCAAAACAAGGTGTAAAAAGTTTTGCCAGCGATACCGTTCCATTGTTAAAAAATGCAGCTTTAATAGGTGCGGCAGCGTTTACGGGCATGACCTACAAAGCATTGCAATTGGCTGATCAAATATCAGACTTAGCTGCGGCATCAGAATTAAGCGTTGCAAGTGTTTTAAAAATATCTGACGCTTTTCAGCAATCAGGCGGGCAATACGATCAAGCTGGCAAGGCAATTCAAAAGTTTTCTGAAGTCGTTGATAACGCAGCTAAAGGCTCACTAGAGTTACAAAAAGCGTTTGGCTCTGTAGGCATTTCGTTATCAGACTTGGAAACGATGTCTGTAGAGCAATTGTTTTATAAGTCTGTAGACGGGGTTTCTAAGCTATCGGACTCCGCTACCCGTGCTGGCACAAAGATGGATTTGTTTGGCAAAGCCATGCGAAACATTGATATGGGCGGCTTTAATGATCAATTAAAAGAAGGCACAGGCGAATTTGATGATTACGCAGCAAGCATTAAAGCAGCCGCAGACCTTTCGGACAAGCTAGAAAAAAAGTCTCGTGATTTGGTTTTAATCTTTGTTAAAGAACTTGGTCCGACATTAGATAGAATATTTGACACCATAAACCGCAAGGGCGGCATGGCTGAAAAAGTATTTGGCGGCATTAAAAATATTATTCTAGATGTTTGGTACGGTGCTGGGGCTTTAGCTATACAACTTCAAAAAGTCGAATTGTTCTTTAATAACGCTTTTAGCCGCAGCCCAAAACAATATTTTGAACAAATTGACGCATTAAACAAAGAACTAGAAGCCTTGCGTGAAAATGTTTACGGGCTAAACAACATCCCGACCTTGAGCACAGTAACGGTTACTGATGATTCCCCAAGTGGACGGAGAACAGTAACGCCCGGCAAAGACCCAGCCGCAGAGCAAGAAAAGAAAATCCAAGCCATGATTCGCATGGCAAATTTAAATGCCAATGAATTTGATAGAGAGCAAAAACATTCATACGAAATGGCGGCGGCTAGAGAACACATGAATTCTCTTACCAATGACCAAAGAAAGATTCAAGAATCCGTCAATGAAGTATTAGACGCAACTAGCAAAAAAATAAAAGAAATAACGGACAAACGGGAAGAAGCCGTTAGCAAAGAAGCAGACCCAAGAATTAATGCTGCGTATGATGAGCAAATACTAAAAATCCAAGAGTTAGGCAATGAGTGGGCAACCTTAACTGGCGAACAAACAATAGATATTCTAGCCACACAAAAATCATTTAGCTATGGATGGGAACGAGCCTTTGCCCAATATGCAGAGGATGCAGAAAACTACGCAACAATGGCTGGAGATATGTTTCAAGCAGTCACGGGCGCAATGTCTACAGCAATTGATAACTTTGTAGAAAACGGCAAATTCTCATTTAAAGACTTTGCTGGCAGCATCATTAAAGACTTAATTAAAATAGAATTAAAGATGCAAGCCATGCAATTGTTCCGCATGGGCATCGGCGCAATAATGGGTTCATTTGGTGGCGGCTTGGGTGGCGCAAGTGTTTCGGGAATAGGCACAACCGCTGGCGGTGCGGGCGCAATGGCATTTCCAGTAAATTTAGGCGGCGCAGCAAACGGTGGAACTATTACAGGTGCTACCCTAGTTGGTGAGCGTGGTCCAGAATTGTTTGTTCCCGGACGCTCTGGTGCTGTAATTCCAAATAATAGTTTAAGCGACATGATCGGAGGCGGCGGTGTAACCTATAACGGCACGGTCATCCAAAACATGAACGCAATAGACACTCAATCGGGTATTCAATTTCTTGCAAAAAATAAAATGATGATTTACTCACTCAATCAATCAGCAGGGCGTTCAATGCCCGCAAGTAGGTAATTATGAGTCTAACGAACATTCTCGCTATTTGTGAATCCCTTGGCATAAATGACCAACGCTTTGTCGGTCAACTAATTAGCCGTAACCAACGCATCTCAACTTCCGAAATTTTAACCGTTGTTCCGTTTGCGTTTGACATGAAGCCGATGAACTATTCTTTGTATAGTCAAAGCAGAGCATTACTAAATTCGTTACGCATACCGGATAAAGCCCTTGAGCAATACTTAAATTTTTCTAACACTGGGTGGGTTAATTATATTAACTACCAAGGCAGCATGACTTCGGGACAAATCGCCGCTTGTGTGTGGACAACTGGCTCTGCAAATAAAGTCTTGCAGCTTGGTTCGCTTCCCTCAATCAATCAATTTTTATACATTGTAAAAGAAGGTGATTTTTGCCAAGTAGGAAGATACGCCTACATAGCAACCGAAGATGTGCAACGAGGCACGGGCGCAACGGTATCCATTCCGGTACATAGAAATTTAATTACGCCCGTTACATCAAACACGGCGGCGGTGATTGGTCAATACGGTACAACCGTAGCTCTTGGCGGCGCATCTTATGTAGGCGTAACCTTTCCCGTTATTTTGCGGGAGTACCCAACCTACACATTAGTCCCAATGACCAACGATTCTTTTATTGCTTGGAACGGTACATTTAGAGCTTTTGAGAGCGTGTTATGAACAACATTGTCCCCGTTCAAAATACAAACAATATTCGTTATGCCGATTTTGTGCGTGTTACTACCCCATCCGCAACTTATCGGTTTGCCACTACGCCATCCGCAATAACCGTAGCGGCGGTAGATAGTGAGCCGTTTAATGCGCTTGGCACTTTAATTCGTGTCGGTGATGCTCAACAAGATATTAAGTCAACCGCAAATGAAACCGTCTTTACATTAGTTGGCATTGATACGGCGGCACTTGGTTGGGTATTAGGACAAGAGATTAAAGGCTCGCAAATTGAGGCGTGGCATGGGTTCTTTAATACAAGTGGCGAGCTAATTACTACTGGCGGGTCGGGTGGCTTATATCAATTCTTTAATGGTTACATTTCATCGTTTGCAATTAACGAAGAATGGTTTGAAGAAGCCCGTCAATTTGTTGGTGTGATAACCGTTGCCGCATCGTCTATTCAACTTATCTTAAAGAATCGAGTGGCAGGGCGATACACTAACAATAACTCTTGGCAATTTTTTGCAAACGGCGATACATCTATGGATCGTGTCGCTTTTGTATCCACAATCAACTATGCCTTTGGCAAAGATGCATTACCGGAAACATGATAAGAAAAGCCACAAAATACGACAAGACACAAATTATAGAAATGATGAGATTGTTTAGAGATGAAAGCAAAATTAAACAATTTCAAGATATAGACAACGAGCCTTATTTAAATCGGCTATTAGACAATATATTAGCTGGCATGGGCATTATCTTTATTGAGGATGGGAAAGGCTTTATTATGGCGGTCATTACTCATACCGCTTGGTGCGATAAGACTTACCAGATGTATGAATTGGCGTGGTATGTAAAACCGGAATATAGAAACATGACCGTAGGTTATAGGTTATTAAAAACTTATGTTGATTATGGAAAACAACTTAAAGAAAGCGGACGCATTAAGTTATTTTCCATAGCCAAAATGGTGACAAGCCCCGATGTTAAATATAGTAAATTCGGGTTTGCCAAGTTAGACGAAAACTGGATTCAATGATGTTTAAAATTGCACTTTTATTGTTTGCGTTAACTTACACCGTTGATTCATTTGCAATTGGCGTGACTATTGCTACGGCATTAGGTGGAGCAGCACTTTTTGGAGCTTTTGGTGCAGCAGCAATTGCGTTCACAATTAACTTGGCAGTCAGCGCAATTATTTCTAAAGTATTTTTTTCACCTAATCAACCATCGGGCGGTGGTGTAGCTTCAGGCGCATCACCAAACCCCGGCAATCGTCAACAATTACCACCAGCTACGGACAATAAATTGCCTGTGGTCTATGGGGCGGCTTGGGTAGGTGGAACGATTGTTGACCTTAGCATTACCGAGGACAATCAAAAATTATATTATTGTTTGGCATTGAGCGAAGTCACCAATACTAATCAAGGACAAACACCGGACACGATTACTTTTGGTGACATTTATTACGGCGGCAAGCGAGTAGTCTTTGATGCAACCGAACAATTTAAAGTAATTAAATTAGTTGACGAATCAACAGGCATTGAAGATACAAGCATTGCGGGAAAAATAAATATTTATCTTTATAGTAATGGTTCAAACAGTCCAACTAACTCAAGCCAATCGGCTATTAGTTTGATGAACAGCGCAGGGTTGACCTATACATGGTCAAACAGCAAACTAATGACTAGTTGTGCGTTTGCAATTATTCAATTGACCTATAGCCAAACGGCAAACATTCGAGGAATTGAGCAAACAAGATTTCAAGTAATAAATAGCCGCAACTCGGTAGGTAGTTGCATCCAAGATTATTTAATCAATACACGGTATGGTGCGGCGTTACCAATTGAGCAAATCAATACAACAAGCCTTACGGCTTTAAATACTTATAGCAATCAAAACTTTACCTACACAACTTATACAGGCACAACCACAACGCAACCTAGATTTAAGTTTAACGGCACGGTAGACACAAACCGCACCATTATGGACAACTTGCAAGATATGTCCTCATGTTGTGATTGTCTTATTAAATACAACGAAGTGACCGCACAATGGGGCGTAATCGTTCAATCTCCTGCATACACGGTAGCAATGGCATTGACCGATAGCAACATCGTGTCCGCTATAAGTGTTAGCCCAACGGACATAGCCGCTAGTTACAACTTTGTAGAATGTAAGTTTCCCGATAGTTCAAACCAAGATACCTTTAACGCATCAAATTTTGACCTTGCTCAAATTGACCCAGCCCTTTTGTACCCAAATGAGCCTGTTAATAAAATATCTTTATCTTTGCCCTTCACAAACAACAGCGTCACAGCGCAGTACATTGCTAACCGCATACTAAAAGCCGCACGAGAAGATTTGTCCGTGCAAGCGGATATTAACTTTGTAGGCGTTCAATTAGATGCGGGTGATATTGTTACGATTACTAATACTAACTACGGTTGGACAACTAAATTATTTAGATTAAACAAAGTTACCCAAACATTTACGGATGACGGGGCAATTATCGTTAAGCTAGTAATGAGCGAGTTTAATCCTACCGTTTATGATGATGTCAACATTACTCAATTTACCCCATCGCCCAACACAGGCATTGGCAGCCCATTATTTTTTGGCGCAATACCTACCCCATTGGTAAGTGATGCCGGACGCTTTGCCGCTGATCCATACATAACCGTAGACATAACCACACCACCATCGGGCATTGTTCAATATTCCGAAATTTGGTATTCGGCATTTCAATTTCCAACGGATACGCAACGAGTGTTTGCGGGTACAACTCAAATACAAAGTAGTGGCAATCCTTATCCGGCAAGCGCATTTATACCAACCGCTTTTGTAGGAAATGTCCCTGCGGGCAATTGGTATTTTTTCTCACGCATGGTCAATAGTCTTGGCAAATCTAATTACTCCGCAGCAAGTGCCCTACTACGATGGACACCGCAGACTTTTCAATATGTAAACAGATACATTGCGGTTGCGTATGGGACAAGCAATGTGGGGGCGGGATTTAGTTTAAACCCACGAAATAAAACTTATTACGGTCTATTAAATACAAACACCGCAAACGCAAGTTTAATTGCAGCCGATTATCAGTGGT